GCGGACGCCAGCATGCAGCGAGCCAATGTTCCGATTGGGCCTCGGTCTTGATGATATCGGCGGCCGCCTTTTCCAATTCGCCCGCGCGCGCAAGCAAGGCGGCGTTCAATTCCGCCTCGGCCTTTTGGCGCGCCTCGGCGTCGGGGAATAGGCGTTTCAGCGCATCGCCCAGGATCGGCACCAGCGCGGGGAGCAATGCGCCGATCATGGGTATTTCCCCCGATCCAATTCGAAATGTGGGCCGTCGGGGAAGCCTGGCCAATCACCGCCCCAGGTGATGGGCACACCGCATTGCCGCGCGGCGGCTTTCACGGCGCTGGCCAGTTGCGCGTACAACGGCCAGTCCCAACGGATTTCACCATTCTCCGGCACGCCATCGCCATCATCGAGCCAATAGCCGAGATCCACCGCATGGCCGGTCAGGTGACGGCTGTTCATGGTGCGCGATGCACCAAGCGCGACAAGCTTGGCTTGCCTTTCGCGGGAGCGCAGCCCCTCCAGCACGATGAAGGGTGCGGCCTTGCGCGCCTCAATCACCACGCGCACCAGATGGGGGTGTACGCCTTGCAGGCGCTCATGATCGCGCGGCAGCAGACTAGCCATGTTCACGCCCCCGCCGCCGGAACGCGGTTGAGCCAGACGCGCACCGTGGCATCGGCAGCAAGCGCGGCCTGGGTGGAGATGCCCACCTGGAAATTACCAGCGGCGGTCGCGGTAATGCGCCGGTTGGTATTGTCCCAGAACACGCGCACACCGGCGGCGATGGCCAGCGCTGGTTCCTTCGTGAGGTCGAACACGCCCATGGTCGCGGCCTCGATCATGGCGTTCTGCACGCCATCCACGGCGGCGACGCCGAACAGCGCACCGACCAGGACGCCCTGGCCGGCGGAAACCCCGGTCGCATAGGGCACGGCAATGGCCAGGCTATTGCCCGGCTGAATGAAGTTACGCATGGAAAGAACCTCCTGAAACGCAACAGGCGCCCCGAAGGACGCCCGTTGCGAGATTGCGATGATAAAAAAGGGTGATGCGGCTCAGGCGCCCGGATTGAACCAGGCCCCGCGCCAATCAATGGCACCGACGCCGAAGTCGAAGATCACGCTGACCTCAACCCCATCCACGCCGGAGACCGGACCAGTGGTGACTTGCGGTCCCTCGGCACCGTTCAGGTAGCCATAGACATAAACCGGCGCGGTGGGCGGGTCGGCAAAGAGGTACCAGCGATTATTCGGGATCAGCGGTTCAACCAGCGGCTGGACAAAGCCCGCATAGATATTGGCGTGGCTGATCTGCGTGGCACCGACACTCACCGTCAATTGCCGCGCGGGCAGTTCAAGGCTCGGGCCTACCAGCAGCTTCATGGCATTGCCGACGGAAATCGGCAGGCCATCCAGCGTCTTTTGCCGCAGGATCGCCGCGCGACCATTGGCAAGGTTGTTGATGTCCAGCGCACTGCCCGCCGCCGCCTTATTCAACCGGGCAGCAGCAGTGCCGAACACCGCAGCCGGGCCATTCGTCAGTGTCGGACCATCGCCATTCGCCTGATTGAGCAGCGCATAGGCCGTGACATTCTCGAAATCTGCCACGCGGCGGCCAATGGCGGCAGCGAAATCCGTGAAGGCCCCCAGGTCATCATTCACCAGCATTGGCCGCGTAACACGGATACGCCGGGCGAAGGTTTGCAGCAGGACGATTTCCTGGCTTTCCGACATGGTGCCAGCCTGGATTTCGCCGTTCTCCATTAGCGGCACGAGGGTCGGGAAATCACCAACACGCAGATGCCGGTGCGGCTTGAAGTCGCGAAAATCACGGCGGAGGAAGATCTGCCGATAGCTCGGCGCTGCCGGCTGATAGGCAGCGAGCAGCATTTTGTTTGCTGCAGCCGAGAGCAGCAGCGGAAAGTCGGAGGTGGTGTGAAAGGCACGTTCGGCCAACAGCGTCGGATTGCGCGGGACATTGCGTTCGCCGCGGACCCTCAGCAATTCGCCGATCATGTCCGAAGGCCGCCAGCCCATGAATTCAGCGTGGCGCCCCGCACCCTGCGGCTGGTAGCCGGGCATGCTGCGCGCGGCGAGCGCTTCCGCCATGGCGTCCAAGATTTCGGATGGCGAGTCATGCCCGGGCCCGGTTTCCGGTCGCGCGGGGATGGCGGGCGGTGCAGCGCTTTTCACCATGGCGTCGAACAGGGAACGGCGCGCCTGGTCCGGGTGCCAGCCACGCTCGACCGCCTCACGCCGGATATGTGCAGCGGTCTCGGTGCCGACCAGGGCGCGGGCGGCGTCAATGGCACCATCAATGCCGGAGATACGCTCACGCTCGGCGCGCTGTGCCTCACTGCGCAGTGCCTCAAGGTCAGGCGGTGTTTCCACCGTGGTGGTTGCGGGCGGCGACGCGGCAGGCGGCGCCGGAGGGGCTGCCGGGGTTTCCGGCGTCGTCTCGGTCATGGGGATTTCCTCATCAGGCAGGGCAGGTTCAATGGCGAAGGACGGCGCGCCCTGCGGCGCCGCGCCACGCACTTGCGCATCCCGATCAACGGGGATGGGCACGATGGAGATCTCGAAGGGTTCCCAATCGACGGCGCGGTAGATCATCTCACCGCTCACTGGATCGGGGCGCTGGTCATAGCGATGCACGCGATAGCCAATGCTGACCGCGCGCAACGTCCCATCGGCAATGCGCTGCCAGAGCGGTTCTACATCGGCAGCGCCAGAGAATTGCAGCCGCGCATGGCCGCGCCCGCCTTCAAGCCGCGCAGCTATCACACGGCCCAGCACATCGCGCGCATCGCTGCTGCGATGGGTGTTCAGCACCGGGGCATTGCCGGAGCCGAGCTGCGCCATGCGGACCGCATTGGGCGACATATCCAGTTCCTCGGTGATACCGCCGAGGGACGGGACAAAGTTGCGCGCCCGCGCGCCGGTGGACCAGACGACCTCCACCGTGCGTGCGGCACGATCCACGGTGGCGGGTGCTGTGATGGCGCGGCGGGCGGTGATCGATTGCCCATCGGTGGGAAGTCGATCGGGCAAAGCGGGATCAACAGGCGCGGGATCGCTCCCGCCCGGGTCGGTGGTTTCGGTCATGCGTGAGCCCTATGCTGTTTGGGTATCTGCCGGCGTTGGTGCCGCCGCCCCGGCCGCACCGGTGGCCGCGATTTCCACCGCCGCCATTTGCGCTGCGTCCTGCGCGCCGCCGGATTTGGCGACGCGCCTTGGATCGGTATCAAGCGAGATGCCAGCCGCATCCAGTGCCGCATTAGCTTCGCGGATCATCTCGACCGCCGAGCGGAAATCATAGCCAAAGGCACCGGCGGCTTCGGGCTGCGGCACAAAGCCGGCGCGCACCTGGGCGATCAAAGCCGTGGTGTCTTTCAGCGGATCAATCATCTCATGCGCTGGCGGCACATGCGCGACACCCTTGGGCATCACATCGCCCCAAAGCCCGACCAGCGCCCCTTGCGCATGAAAGCGCTCGGCGATTGGCCGCACCAACATCGGGATCAGCATGCCGTATTGCACCTGTTCGCAAAGGCGCCGGAATTCGATCTTGCCGGCGCGGAGGCTCGAGTAATTCGCCTGGGTCAGATCGCCGGAGACCTGGTCATAGGTGAGGCCCGCCCCGACAGCGGCGGCTTCAAGTGAGCGTCGCGCAAAGGCGGTGTGCGATCCTCCGCCCGAGGGGTTCACCACATTCACCTCGCCATGGCCACGCCGGTAGAGGATCATCCCAGGCTCAAAGCTTTCCACCGCGCGGCCTTGCGCATCGCGGAGCAGGCCAGGATTGGCGTCGCCCGGCTTAGTCAGTGTCTCCTCGCTCTCATCCGTCACCACGGCGGCAAGGCAGGCTTCGATCTTGGCCTTCATCAGCAGTGCGGCTTCGTAATCGCCAAGGTCACGAAGTCGGAGCAGCACGGGCGCGAGCCAGGAGACATCGCGCAATTGCCCAGGGCGCCGCTTGCGAAAGATATGCAGTACATCGCGCGCAGGGATGAAATTGCTCGCCAGCCGCGCACCCGGCAGCATCCAGGCGCCGGGATGGGTTGGGAAAAGCCAGTAGCCAATCGGCTCGCCAAAATCCCCAAGCGCGATGCCCTGGATGGTCGGCGCGCCATTCACCACGCCATTGCGCGCGGTATCCAGATGATCGCTTTCCAGCACCTGCAGGCTGAGGCCCATCGGGTTCCGCGGCGATGTCGGCACGGTCAATAGCCGGATGAAGCATTCGCCGCTTTCGACGACCGCGCGCATGGCCAGCGCTTGCAGGCCATAGAGATCGAGCTTGTCCTCCGCATCGCAGGCGGTGCTCTCCGCCCAGGCCTGCCAGGCAACGCCATGCGCATTCTCTGGCCAGCGGGTCGTGATGCCCGCACCGACCGCATTGCCGGTCCAAAGGTCCACGATGCGCGCGGCATAGGGGTCATTGCGCACAGCGTCGCGCGCGCGCCGTGCAACGCTGGCGGCGGCCATGCCGACCTCGCCATTCGCGCTGCCGCCCGAGGGTGACCAGGTCGAGGCGCGGTTCTCCTGCGCGGCCGCGTAACCCCGGAGGGTCTGCCAGGCAGCGCGCAGGTGAAGCTTCATCATGCGTTCCTTGTGAAGCTGGCGAGTGTCACGCCCGGGCGCCGGGACGCAGCATTCTCCGCGCCATACAGCGCCGCGATGGCGCGACCCAATTCATCCAGGCTGCGGTATTCCACCGTGCGACCTTCGAAGGTCACGCGGGTGACGCCGCCGGTATAGGCAGAGGCCAGCACGGCAGCGCGGCTGCCCGCGGGCTGCACCAGCGCCCAAGCGAGGGTGGCGGGGTCCAAGGCGGATCACCCGCCCGCGCCGCGCGCCAGCGCGCGCAGGATTGGCAGGATCTGCGCCCCGCCTGCACCAAGCGCTACCAGCACCGCGACGATGCCCCAGATCGCGCCCTCAATCCGGCGTGTCTGCTTGCGCAGGCCGCAGATCTCCGCGCGCACTGCCGTATAGCGTTCGGCACAACGCTCGACATGCAGCGACAGATCCTCGCGCTCACGCGCGTGGAGTTCCCCGTTACTCATGATTTCCTCCCGAAAGTAATCAGCGCAGCCAACCGCCACGCGGTGCCAACCAACCAGGCCGACGCATCATGGGTGGACGCTCCGGACTTGGCGCCGGCGCTGGGAATGCCGCAGCCGCTTCCACCTGCGGCACATCCACCGGCGCATTCGCGATGTCCTCACGCAGCCTCTGCCAGAACCGCTCGCCATACCGATCGGCGCCGAGTAACCACAGCGCCGCGCGCGCCAGAACGGCACAATCCAGCGCCTCATTCCTGTCCCGCAGCTTGGCCCATTCTTGGCGGATAAAGCCGCGACGGTCCTTCACCTGATGCAGCTGCTCCGCCACCAGCTGCTTGACCCATTCAACCTCAATCCCCTGCGGCAAATGCACCCAGCCGGGCGGGAATTCTGCTGCCTCGCCACGCCCAAGCCAAAGCCGGCGATAGAGATCAACCTTCCAGGTCGAAACCGACACGGTCCAAAGCTTCAGGCCACGCCGCAGCTTCCGCCCATCCACCAGCGCATCAACGGGCGTTGGGCCCTGCACCGGTTGCGCGCGGTTCCAACCATCAACCCCCTTGGTCGGCGCAATGCGCGGGTCGCGCAGGCGCCGCAGATGGCCATAAACAGCCGCCGTATCGCGCCCGCCCGTGTCAACGCACGCCTTGGCAATGCGGATCGCGCCGCCATTCGCCCGCGGCCAATCGCGCGCGAGAAGGTCTGCCAGCGCATCCCAGGGCGCGCGTTCACGCGGGCTGCCTGCAATGACGATGTGATCCACAAGCCAGGAGGAATAACCTTCTGCCCAGGCCCAGATATCGCATTCCAGCCGGTCATCCTGCACATCGACGCCCGCCGTCAGCACCAGAGCGTCATGCGGCACCACGCCAAGACGGAAATCCTCGCGCCGTTCCACCAGGCGTTCCCAATCCGGTGCCTCGCCGCGATCCTGCCAGGTCTCGCCGAGTACGGTGTTTCGGAAGGTTTTTAGATCCTCGGCCTTGCCCTGCGCGGCTTCCCAATCGCGCGCGATCTGCTCCCAGGACAGCCAGCCGACCGGCGAATACAGCGCCGAGATGTGAAAGCCGATCGTATGCGGGTTCTCCGCTGCTGCGGTTGGTCGCCATTCGCCGGCAGCGAGCATGGCGGTCTTGTGATGCTCCTCAATCGGCGTGTCGCAATCCTCGCAATGGTAGCGCACGCTGCGGGGATTGCCTTTCTCCCAGATCAGCCTTTCGAATTTCAGCCATTGCATTGCGCTGCAATGCGGACAGGGCAGGAAAAAGCGCCGCTGGTCAGATGCTGCATATTCCCGCTCAATCCGGCTGCGCCCAGCAATAGTTGGCGTTGAGACCAGAAAGGCTTTCCTGCGCCAGCCGAAAGTGCGCGCCCGGGCCTCCGCCAATGCAATCGGATCGCCTTCGCCTTCGATGTCGCCGGGATAGGCGTCTACCTCGTCCAGAAACAGAAACCTGGCCGGCATGGAACGCAGCCCGACCGCGCTATTGGCGCCGGTCAGCACAAGAATGCCGCCGGGGAATTCTTTGGACAGCATGGTATTGCCGCTGTCGCGCGCGCGGGCAGGTGCTACGCGTTCCCGAAGCGCCGGCGTTTCCTCCAGCAAGGGGTCAATGCGTTGGCGGGAGAAACGCTTGGCCAATTCCACGGTGGGCTGCACCGCCAGCACCGGCGCTGGCACATGATGCAGGATATAGCCGAGCCAGTTATTGCCTGCTTCGGTATTATGCGTGGGAACCCAGCCCTTCCCACAGAGGTAAAGATGGTTGGGCGAATCAACCTCAATGCATCGCACGGGTACGCTATCGGTGGGCTCAATACTGATAATCCGCCGCCGTCTGCTCCGGCCCGGTCGACCATGAGCGATTGACCGCATCCGCGCCACCTTGCGCGACAAACGAAACATCGGCTCCTCGGCATAGGCGGTCCAGGACACGCGCCAGTAGTCTTGGCAAACCCGGTCGTCACCATTGATCACTTTGCGACGGGATGCGCTGAAATAGACATTCGGCTTATAGCCGAGGCTACGCAGCAGCTCGACCATTCCGTTGACCAACTTAGGATCAGCATTTGAAAACTCGCAGCGTTTACCATCCGGAGTGATGGTGCCATCCGAGTCCATCATGCCGCGGACCAGATCAAGGCGCTGGGAACGGCTCGCCCGCAGATAGGCGGGCGGGATATGCTTGTTCTCCAAAAGATCCAGCATGCGCAGCCGCGTGATGAACCGAGAGCGATGCTGAATGCTTGAAGGCGCTGTTACTCCGTCCACCAGCCGAAAGGTCGGATCAATGACGATATTCGCGCACCGACCATTACGCCATTTTGGAAGGCGGAATTCGGCCATTACCCCACATGCCTGAAGGTGCTCCGCCACCTCGGCATCGTCCTCGTGAACACTGATGTGGTTCATGATGGATGAACCATCACCCAACCACATCCCAAGCACATAAGGATGGATGATAAGATCCTGCTCGGGCAATTCGGCGGGGGCGCAGCAATCAATAGCATAGCGATAGCGTGGGCCAGCACCGATACGAACCCGATGGATCATCTCATCCGTCCGCAGGATACGCTCGATCGGCTGCTCCGTGTCTGTGAAATCCCTGACGGGCCAGCGATGCTCACCGTCGCAGGTTATAGTCTCCCCATCTTCGAGGGTAATCTTGAAGCATTCGCGGCCATGGAATACGGGCGATATGCCGGTTACGCGACATGGCAGGCCAAGCTCGTCAAACAGCGTATCGCCCACCACCAGGGAGCCCATCGTGGCCCAGCCCGCCGCTGTCGGGATCGGCGTATCGATGGCGAGTGGAGCGCCCACCTGCGCCCCCTTCATGAACACAATCCGCCGCGCCGGATGCACCGCGGACAGCGCATCCATCACATCGCGGAGATAAGGCGTGCGGCTCGTGCGCCAGGGGCCGGGTTCGGATGACGCGCGGCTGCCCAGGATACGATGCTGTTCCGCCCAGGCAGATACCGTGAGTTGCGGTGGCGGGCGCAGCATGGCCCCGGCACGGCGGCGCACATGCTCACGCGTGCGGCCTTCATTCGCCGCCGATGCCGGGAGGGTCGAAGCGATCGGAGGCCTCCGTCAGAAGCTCATTGATGTGCTGCTGCAGAATGGTTTGCAGCAAATGGGGTTCGACGCCGAGTTCGGCGGCGATGACGCCCGACACACGCGCGGGCCAGTTCAGCAGCGCGTCGCGCATGGTGCTGGCGATTTCATCAATCGTCGCATTGGCGGTTGCGACATCAAGCAGCCGGCCTTTGCTTTCATCGAGCGCCAGGCGCTGGGCTTCGACCTTCAGGGCGAGTTGCGCGACCTTGAGCCGGGCGAAGGGCGTGCCCTCGGCCGCCGCGCTGCCAGCGAGGGCGGAACGCTGCGGGTCGGCGGTTTCCAACAATCTGGCGCGGGTTTTGGCGATGTCCCATTGACCATCCGGCTCGCGCGCGATGCGCCCCGTGCGTTCGGCTTTGTGCATGGTGGTATCGCTGACGCCGAGGCGTCGCGCGGCTTCGCGCGTGGAGGATGTCAGTTCAGCCATGGCGGCGACCTCCCGCCGCGCGTTGGTGAGGGTTCAGGGTGTCAGTGTGTGGCGCGGCGGCGCGCTGCGTGGAATGCGGCAAGGGCGGCTTGCCAATCGGCGTTATGCGCAATGCCGATGCGCTGGAGGGGTTCGAGCGTTACCTTGCGCCGGCTGTAGTATTCACCCTGCATGCGCGCGAGCCATCCGGAAAGCCCCTGCGCGGCAAGGGTGTTACTGGCGACCAAAACTTCTGCCTCGCTCGGCTCGGTGCGTCCGAGGGAAACATGCCGGCCATCAGTGCCCAGTACGATCCATCGGGTTTCAGTTTCTGCGTGCATCGTCATTCTCCGTCTCGCGTGACGGATGCTTCGCGCTGTGTTTCGCGTGAGCCAAGGCCATAAAGCACCAGGGATCGCGATGATCCCTGGGCTTGGCAATCATTCATGCCGCTGTGGCTGCGCAGCTTCATTCAGCGACGCGGTAGACCGTGTAGGAGCCTTTCGCGCCCTGCTTGTTTGGCCCCACTTGGCGGACGCGCTCGGCAATCTCCACCGTGATGCCCTGGCGCTTTTTCAGCCCGGCGAAAAATCCGCGCACCGTATGCTGCGCCCAGCCAGTGGCTTTGGCGATTTGCGCCACCGTCGCGCCCTCAGGGCGGCGGAGCATCGCAAGCACCACCTCCTGCTTCGTGCCCTCGCGCGGCTTGCGTGGCGCGCCTGTCGCGCGTGTGCCGCGCCGTGAGAGCACGTTGCGCAGCATGTCCATAGCGCGCGCGATGGGGTCTTTATCCGCGTTAGCCGGTGGCGTTTCTTCCCAGGCTGCCAGCAAGCGTTCGGCGGCTTCGCGCAAGTTCACACTTCCCATGTTGGGCGCCTCGGGCGCGGCCTGGGCGGGCTCGGCGGCGGGCTGCTCCTCAGCCTGCGGTGTCGTGTCCTCGCCGCCTTGTGGCGCCGTGTCGGGCGCGGAGCGGCCCTCATTCGGGTCAATGCCAATCGC